TCCAACCATTGTTGCGCTGGAACTAGGACTTTAGTCGGCTCATCGAGAGCATCGGGGTCATCAAAGACTACTCGATATTTTGTGAAATTACTCATTCTCCTAAAATCCTTACCACAAGGTCATTCAGCATATGGCTAACTCCTCTACTATCTGTAATGAATTCACGATCTGTAGAATTGACGATCTTGACCGCATCAAAAACAAGCAGTCCGTTTTGAATATCAATGCCCGAAATATTGTCAGCAAGCTCTCGCGGAGCAATAGTGACGTTCCCCCATTTTAAACCAAAGTCAGATGATATAAGAATATCCGCCATTAAATGACCGTCCAAGCTTCCCCGGTGCCGACTGTAACAGTGACGCCTGAGTTAATTGTTATAGGGCCAGCACTCATTGCGTTTTTGTTATTTGTAATGGTGTAACTTGTTGTAACGGTTGTGTCGTTTTCATAAAATATTTCGTCTGATCCCCCACCCGTAGCCCCGCCGCCAACATCACTTGTAAGCGCAACGGTGCCGCTTGCGTCTGGCAGAGTAATAGTTCGCGCCGCTGTAGGGTTGGTTTTGGTTAAAGTGGTACTTACGGCGCTAAATCCCACTTTTAACTGAAGAGCGCCATTATTTGCGACCGCAAAGTTTCCAACGCCAGAAACGAAGTCTACATCGAAGAAGCGGGCTAATGATGAATTAAATATGCTTGAATCGTTTACTTCATAAACCCCATAATTTGAAGAGTTGATCCAGACTACCATTGTGTCTCCGTCAACTATTGACGATAGTGTTGAATCTACATTATTCGAACTGCTATCGCTTTTGCTGCACACTAATGTTACCGCCCCCGACCAGTTTGCGTTTTGACTTAATCGATAATACCAAGCGCCTCCTGATCTAACGTATAACCCTCCAGACGTTGCACCATTCGCGTTTGAAGTGTCTTGTGCTGGATTAGTGTAATTTATTGAAGTTGTTGCATTTGATACGTCTATATTCGTCCCAGCTAGTTGTAACCTGTCAATATTTTCTAATTGCCGAGAGTTATTTATGACTGTTGTGCCGTTGATTTGAATAGCCATCGTCGTGTCCCCACTATTAGCTTAATTTAATATATTACGCCCAAGGCATATCGGCTTCTGTTACGGTCTGTTCGTCAATCTGGCTCTGTATCTGCGAGTTTACATGTTCTTCGTATCCACCAACAACAACAGCTTTTATCCAACCTAATACCATTGCCTCACTTAGATCCGCCAAAGCTACAAATGAACCCGCTGGTGTGTTTGTGGCCGTAAACGGAGTTGCGCCAGAAAAACTACCAGTGTTTCCATCTGCATCAGTGCCCGTTTTTTTCCAGTAGGTTTGAACGACAGCGCTTTCTAATGTGTCACCATCGGCGTTAGTTTGATTTTGCGTTTTGAGGGATGTGATTTCCCAAGAATATGTCATGCTCATCTCAATGCTCCAATTTTGTTAAGCGTGATTTTAGGGTTGCGATTTGTTCAGACTGCTCTTTGACAGCCTCAACAAGCAGGGCGATAGTCGCTTGGTAATCTAAGAGTTTTTTATCTTCGCTGCCTTTGACAGCTTCTGGCAGAACACCCTCTACCTCTTGTGCAATTAAGCCAGCTTTGCGATCATCGTGATCTTTTAGAATGTAGGTGTAGCCGCTAATCGTTTTTAACTTATCAACAGCGCTGTCTATCTTTTGCAGATCAGACTTGAAACGAATATCAGATGTTGAATTTAAGGTAGTGACGTTGATCTGGTTAAATACAGATGTACTTGCAGGATCAGCGTAGTAGTTTGTATCGCTCTGATCATAAAAGATATATGCACGAACATCAGCGGCGGTGTCGTACATGCGAATGCCATCGCCATCCACTTGTATCGTCTTGTTGAAGTAAAACTGGCCTCTGTCTGTGGAAAAATGAAAGTAGCTACTGTTTCCTGCCCCTATATTAGCATATCCGTAACTACTTGTTACTCTTAAATAATCACCGTCTTGGGAAAGTGTTGGGCTACTATCACCAAAGTCGATTGCGTTTAGGCGTGATGTGCCGTTGGGATTGACGTAGTAAGCAGTGTCGTTACTGTCGTAGAAGATAGGGGCACGGAATGAATTACCGGCTGTTCCAATATTAATACCACTAATGTCATTGCCAGAAAAGTTAACATAAGTAGCAGCACGATCACCGTACATAACGAGTGCGCCTGTAGCATTACCATCATGCCCCCACATTCCCCACTGACCATTGCTGATCTGTGACAAACCTGTCCAAGCGTTACCAGATGTACCTGTTATACTTGTAGCGCCACCAAGATAGCCAAGAGACATTCCATATCCGTCCATACTCGCAGTACTGCTATTGTGTTCTGAGAAGAATATACGACTAGAAGCTTCACCATTACTGTCTGTGTTGCCCTCTAGTGCTATAAAACGGCCTTTGGTATTTGAACCATTGCCTGGAACACCCAGACTGATCTGATTCATCACAGAGTTGTTTGCAGGGTTTGTATAGTAGGCTGTGTCGTTGCGGTCATAGTAAACAGGAAACTGTGCGCCCATTTCTGAGAAAACCCTAGAAGCAGGACTACTCCACCAACCTAAATATATATTTTGTGATCCTTTTGCATCTAAATAAAGATTCCCACTTGAGTCTGTTCTGATGCGAGAATAACTAGTATTAGCACCTTCGCCCTCGTCACCTATGCGGATGTAGTTGCTGCCATCACCAACAAGCAGTCTAGCCATCCTACTGTCACTGTTAGGGTTTGCATAGTAAGCTGTGTCGTTACTGTCGTAGTAAGTACTAAACCTAGCATCACCTGTGCTGTAAACAGACTTATTATTACGCACCCTTAGATACGTTGCATCTGTCTGATACCAGCCGCTGCCCCAGCCAAAGCCAAGCTCTTCATCAGAGAGAAATGTAGAAGTTCCACGACCAATCACTAGTGCATCGCCGTTGTTTGTTAGCTGTATAGAGCCGTTTATGTGCAGTCTATTTGATGTATACGATCCAGTAAGCCGTATATTATCACCTGATGTATAGGTTATTTCTGCTTGGTTGATAATAAGATTGCCATCCATATCAAGCCGCATTCTCTCCGACCAATCTGTTGAAACGTCAGCGGTGTTGTTTGTATAAAATGCAAGTCCTGATCTAAAATAGTTACCTTCACCTATTTGTAAGATGCCAGCGGATCGTTTGGTATATGATGTATATAGAGGTGCCCAAGTAATACCTGTACCAATCTCATTCGAGGTTCCATTAGCATTACCGTTATTTATACCAAAATACAGTTGGTTATTTTGAGTAGTGCTGTTTTGTGTTCTGGTGTCAATATTACCTTTTATACGAACACTGCTGCCCGTACTTGCTGGATCAACGTAATAACCTGTGTTGTCGCTATCGTAGAAGATAGGGGCACGAACACTAGCTGTACCAAACCAGTTACCGCTAGTATCAGCATAAGCTGACCAAGACCCCCAGTTAGACTTTAAAAAGCCTTGCTGTCCACCAGTGCCGTATAATTGAAAATCCCAATTTCCATCAGAACCATACCCACTTATACCAACATCGCCGCCGGTTGACCCTTGCAGTTTAAGGTTTTGATTTCTTTCTTCTGATAAAATAGGGCCAGTACTGTCTCCAAACTCTATGTTGGTGGCTATAACTTGATTGACAACAGATGTACTTGCAGGATCAACGTAGTAAGCAGTGTCGTTGCTGTCGTAGAAGATGGGTGCTCGTATAGATTGATTAAAGTTTACCTGAGTAAAGGAACTATCAATAGTTAACTGATTGCTTGTCCAGCTAGAGCCAATATGCGCATACTCGCTGTCTATCTGATAAAGCTGCAAGTCTCTGCTTTGACCTGCACCGCCTAAAATTCTTAGTTTGTTATGGTAGTTTCCCCCCTGTGCTGTAATACCAGTCGGGCTTGTACCAAACATAAAGATGTCATTTTGACCATCAGCAGTTAATGTACCTGCCCCAAAAACAGCACCGCCAACGTGGGTTAAATCACCCGTAAAAGTATCATCTGCATCACTTCTTAGGAAGCTACTACCATGTACACCATCAAGCAAATCAGCATCTAGGCCACTGCCAGAGCCATCGTTGCCACTATCCCAAATTTTACGCCAGCCACTGTATTCATCATTACCCCAACCAGTTTGATAAAAAAGGGTGCCAGTATGAGGTGCATACAGTTTAAATGTACTGTTAGCTAATTGCCAAGCAAACACACCACCATAACTGTAACTACCACTGGGGTAATTACTATGACCACTTTGGTGATTGTTTATTTGATATAGACCACTGGTGTTTGTTTTACCTGTACCTGTTGTAAAAATAGTATCCCAATCACCACTGACTGCACCTCTGTAGTGTAGCAAATCTGTTGCTTGTTTTCCGTCAACAGTATCAGCATCACCAACACTAACACTCAGTGTAGCATTAGCTGAACCGTCCCAGCTTACACTGCCTGATGCGTCACCTGAGAGGGACAACGTTCTGGCAGTAGTCCATGCGTCTGCGTTAGGGTGATAGCCATCATTGAAAACACGCTGTAAGCCGCCGCCTTCATCTACTTTAAAGGCTCCATTTTTAGTTTTCTTTATATCCCAGCTTGCCCAATTAGCATCTAAAAAACCATATTCAGTGGCGTTGCCATAAAGCTGAATGGAATGGGAACCGCTGGGAGTATATATAGAAACACCAACATCAGTTGCGGTGCCACTTGGTTGAATTTTTAAATTGCGAGTGACGTTGCTGTTGCTTTTAAATGTTACGCTGTTGACGGTTAAACTTCCAGCGACAGTTCCCCCTGTAATATTAGTTAACGCTCTACCCAGCGTCATTACTTGAGTGTTGCCCATGTAAAGGCCATTAGCTGCCAAAATATCTATGCTGTCAGGGCGTGTTCCGTTGTTAGCCCCGTGCATCCGCAATAAATCGTCACCTCCACTAACGGTAAATCTATGTCCCTCATTTTGATGGGCGTTATAGTGCATATAATAAGAGGTTTTTTTGATATACGCTTGGGCGTCTGCATTGTCATTGAGACTAAACAGCAAACCCTGCGTGTTTGTACCACTTGTTCCACTTTTTATATGGATGTCGCCGCTTAAAAGACTATCATCAATTGTCGTTGCGCCGTTAAGATATGTCGTGCCGTTATTGTAGAAGTCATAGGACGTATTTGAAGAACCTACATACAGCCCAGCCACTTGAACATCGCCTGAGAAGAATGAGTTGCCGCTGTTATTAATAATAAACGGAGTTGTGTGAGTGCCAGACGCCATTGGATCACCATCAGCCGCATTACTGAGGCCAATCGTAAAGTTTCCGTATGCACTACCGCCGTTACCTATCGCCCAATTACGTCGAGCGACGCTTGAGCTAGTATCAGTTAAGTAAATCTTTGCCATCCCGGCGTAAGTCTGTGTATCGCCTTTAATGTCTAGCTTTGCTTCAGGACTAGTCTGACCACCAAGCCCTAATTTACCATTCACAAAAGATGCAAAAACACCGTTGTTATCACCTATGTCTAGTGTTCGTCTGCTATCATTTGCTTCGTTTAAATTAATCAACATGCCATGCGTTTGACCGCCTGATGTTGCGCCTCTAATCTCTGCTGTATAGCTGTTTGTAAAGCCGCCTGTGGCTGAAGTCGCAAAGTTACGCACTTGCAACATAGACTGACCGCCATCGTTGTCAGCAATAACTAACTGGCCCGACATAGTGCCGCCAGATAATGGCAGTTTAGTAGCGATTGAATTAGTTACAGTAGTGCTAAAGTTAGCATCATCACCCAGCGCAGCCGCCAGTTCGTTGAGGGTGTTCAGCGCACCTGGAGCGCTATCAACCAGATTAGAAACCGCTGTAGTTACATAGGCAGTCGTGGCGATCTGGGTGCTGTTTGTTGCCGCGCTAGCCGTTGGCGCAGTAGGTGTTCCGGTCAGCCCAGGTGAGGTCAATGCTGCAATCCCGGCCTCAGAAAGAGTTTGATTGATCCACTTGCTGCTAGTGGTGTCATAAACAAGTAACTCGCCATCACCGAGGGACGTAATCGTCGTGTCAGACAGCGTCGAAACGCTCCCGCCCCCACCACCGCCAGAGATTTCAACAACAGTGCCATCAGTGTGCTTCACAAACAACTTACCATCAGCGGTATTAACGGCGATTTCACCAACGTCTAAATCTGAAGCGCTGGGCGTTTCGCCGGAAGTACTACTTCGCTTGTGTTTGACTACGTTTGCCACGTTTTGGCCCCTTTTCCCGATCTTCAAGCTGTTGCTTGAGGGTCAAAATTTCTTCAGAAAGCTTACCAACTTCCTCTTGAGCTTCTTGCCTTTGCTGCGTGAGAGTTTGCTTTTTTGTGCGTAAATCTTGGATCTCATTACGCATGTCATTGTTTTGCGTTTCAAACGCCTCGATGTTGGTCTTTGCGGCTGCAAGCTCCGCCTTTACCTGATCGACTTCTTGCTTCAGTTGATCATTTCTATCTTTGTATGCACCAAGGCTTTCATGCAAAGCTTGCTGAGATTTCTCAACGATCTTTAGTTTAGCCTCGGCCTCAAGATAGCGCCCAATAAACTCACCAGTTACATCACCCTGACAGTTGGCATACTCATTTTGATAAGCAACCTGATTTCTTAAAATTGTCAGATCCGGGGTATTTTCTGACATTATGAGAAGGTTCCACAGTCAATCGTTTTATTGTCGAGAGTCTGTGTGTGATTGGCGAAAACAAAGGTATCATTGCCCGTTAAAAGAGGCAGTGTCACAGTCCGATCAGCGGCCAATTCAGAAACCCCAAAAACATATTGGTGATTGGCAGATGTGTCGTTGATCTGTGGTGTTGTCATCACCGCACTGGTCAGGTTCTTGTTCGTCAGCGTTTGTGTGTCTGACGTACCAACGATTGTGCCACTTGGTGCATGTTGTCCATCCAGCATATCGGCGTTTAAGTTGCTGACCGCTGTAGTCGAAGCGACAACCATTGGCGCTGTGCCAGTTGCTAGCGTTGAAGTGATCTGGCTTGTTGCGCTGACGCTAGTGAACGCACCTGTTGATGCAGAGTTCGCACCAATCGGTGTCCCATCAACCGACCCACCATCGACGTTTACGCTGGAGCCAAGGTCTACTGTTCCAGAGGCGTACAGATTTGAAAACTTTTTGCTCGATGTACCAAGCGACATGCCGCCATTTGTGGCTGGCTGAATGACCGTTGAAGTGATGTTGATCTCATCGGCTCCAGCAATCTTAATGTCGATCTGATCATCTGTGTCAGCGGTTATCGATGTATCAGCGTCAGCATCCAGAATAAGCTCTGTGCCGTTCATATCGAGGCTGGTAGCAACCGTTGCAGCCGTAATTGTAGGTGTCCCGGCTAGGTTGCCTTCAAAAGTTCCAGCGACCACTGTAGCAGCCGCATATCCAGTGCCAGAGGTGTTAACCGTAGAGGTCGGTTCAGCTTCTAGCCCAGTGTAAAACTTGAATTTGCCACTGTCGCTAGCATCGCGGAAAAACCCGCCATATGCAGTCGTGTTAGCCGCGCCAGGTGCCTTGTTGAAATTACCATAAACACCAAAATCCACCGCGTCAGTAGTGACGCCGTTAGATCCATCGTTGTTGTTGCTCGATGCCAATTCCATATTCGCATCAGCGATTGAAACCGTGGTGCTATCAACCGTTGTGGTGGTGCCTTGCACAACCAATGCGCCGGTAACTGTGAGGTCACCATCCATCGTGTCATTTTCATTCGACTTCAAGAATGCGCCCGATCCGCCAATCTCCCGAATGTTGTCAGAGGCGTCCCGGTAATAAAGCTTCTGGGAAGCCTCTACAAAAGCCAATTCACCTTGGCTGATGTCAGATGTGCTTGGGGCAGCCGTACCACTTGTACGGCGCTTAATTTTGATGGTATTGGCCATTTAAAGCTCCTTTAGATTACGCCGCCGTCCAGCGCTGTTACAAATTCAAACCGATCATCGGTTGCGTCATAAATTAAAATCTCACCGCCGTTTAAAGTCGGGTTCGCCTCAACACTTTTCCCTGCAATTTCCTGAGATCCGGCTGGCCCCTGGACTCCAACTGTGACCACTCGCAAAGAAGTCTCGGCCACAACAACTTTTATGCCAGCCTCATTGACCGTCACATTGTTGCGTTTGTCCTCAACTGTTACTGTGTTGGCCGTCATCCCGTGACCTCGCCATCAACGGTAAATAGACCCTCCAAAATTCTTTCGACCACTGGGGGTGTTGTTGAATTAGCAATCTCCAAGTCGTAGAAATACTCTCCAGGTTGAAGAGAAGTCGTATCAACCGATGAAATTAAAAGTTGAATCTTGCCAGCGGATGCATCGAGAACTGTAGCCCGTGAGTTGCTAGCATTTAACTGAATGACTGCATCCGCGTTCTTTGTTTTTGCATATCGAACATCCATTCGGACAGAATATCCGGCTAGGTTAATTGCCGTATCGGTGGAATCTTTGTATGTAATCGTGTGCTTAAAGGTCGTGCCTTGCTCACATACAAAATCAAAATTACCGGCAGCCATCACTCTTCCTCTTTTTCAGCCTTTGCGAACAACCCAGCTAACTGTTCTTTCATGCGGGGCAGTGACCAACGGCGATCCATCTCAACGCCAAACTCTTGGCGAGCCATGTCCTCAATTTGAATTTTGTTCATTGCATCGATGTCGATGAGGTCGCCCTCTTGGCGATATGGGTCTTCGACGCGCTCTTTAGCAGCGATCTTTTTATCTTCTTTGTAGCCTTGCTTGATGAAATGCTCATAAGCATCTGTACCGGGATCAACGACTACAAAGTCTTTGTTTTTCCAGAGTTTCATGTGTTCTCCTGTTGTGTTCGAAAGGGGGCCGGACAGCCCCCTCTCATTTTATTCAGACGCAGTATAAATTTATGCATGTACTGTGTCTGTAGGAATTTAGCCCAAAACGCGAGTGAGCAATTCTGGCTGGATCACTTTCGCTCCGCAAAGTACATCGAATGAGATCACATCAGATTTTGATGAGATGTCATAATCTTGTACAACACGAATTGAGAGGCCACGGTTTGAAACGATAGCTGCGCGACCTGATGCATCCATTGGAAGCGCCAGAGGAACAACTGCCAGTGCCAAGCCGCGAGGATGACCCGCAAGGTTAGCAACGTGATCGTCTTTAACAGTGATTGCAGCGTTATCTGCAAATCCGCCGGCCGGAGCCGCTGGTGAGAAAGCAACACCAGTAAATGCAGAGCCAGAAGCAGTCTTATCCGCTGTCACAACGAAAGAACCTGACACACCGGCAACGGTGAAGACATCACCTTTTTTCAGTGTTGCAGCCGATGCGTGAGCCGCATCTGCGTTCATAGTTGTTGCACCGGCGGCGACTGTGCCGTTTACCAGCAAGCCAGACTGTCCACCCTGTGAACCAGCGGTATGTGATTTCACGCCTTGTACGCCGTAGAAATCAAGACCCATCACGCGACCCATTGAGGCCTCGCGCAACGCTGTTCCGCCATCGCCACGCTTTTCAGCGGTTACGACTGCTTCGATACCCATCATAGCTGCTTTTGCAGCTGGGTTCATAAAGCCAACGCGGCCAGACATTGGAACCTTTTGCTCGTTGAGAATTTGGTCGATTGAGGCCAAGTTCGCCAATGAGGCTGGTGGGGTTCCGGCTGTTCCAACAGTGTTGTGAACTTCATCGTATTGGTCATAGATATAACCATCGATTTGTTCAGCCAAAGCAACCATTGCTGGTTCGATTACGCGCTCTGAGAAGCCGTCGAGTTCCAAAGTCATCTGGCGAGAGGTGACTTCCGTTGAAACGTCGAAGTGCTTTTCAAGCTGCATAGACACACTGGTTTCAGTGATATCTTGTTTCGTGATTGAGCTTGTAAACTCGTTCACTGTGAAGGCCGCTGGTTTGCGGATTGTGATTGTATCACCAACGCGACCACCAGTGAATTCTGATTCATAATCACGATAAACAGTATTAGCTGCCGTCAGATTATTTTCCAGTATCAACAGGGCTTCGTTGGCGATGATGGATGGTGTAAGAATGGTATTAGCCATTGCTCATCTCCTTAAAGATTGAAAAGTTAGATTTGCCCGTTCATTCGCGCCTTTTTGTAAGACTCGAAATCAAGGGATGACGCAGCATCAACGGTCATCTTCCCGTTTGGGCCTACGCCTGACCCGCCTGTGGCCCCGCCACCTGTTGAAATTGGCCACCAATGCGGAGCATTTTTCCGCATTGACTCTAGCCACTCCCCTGGAGTGAGACTCGATTGGCCGTCTTTCGAAAATTGTAATGTGCCATCTCCGTTGCGGGCCACTAACCCACCACTTTCATCGATGGCAAATACACCTCGCGCCCGCGCCGTTACGTCCGGCAGGGCGGTTGTCTGTACACCAAGCTCGCTTGCGGCTCGCTGTATTGCTGTATCAATCGTCACTTGAGCATAGGCGTCTGCTTTTGTTTTAAGCTCGCCGCTCAGACTTTCGATTTTCTCATCGCGGGCTTGGACTTGACTATTCAAGTCGCGGAACGCCCGGTCATATCTTTTGCTGAAGACCTCATCGATCTTGCCTTCAGCGATTAGCTTGGCTTCCTCATTGTCTTCAACAAGGCTTTTCAGCTTCAAAAGTTCATCGATGTCTTGGCCGTCGAATTGGCTTACGCGTTCTTGAAGTGCCTTCTTTTCGGCAAGCAATTCATCGCGGTTTCGCTTCAATCCAGCGGTCTGTTCTTCGACTGCTTTTCTTACGATTTCGTTGATATCAGGCGTAGCTGTATCGCTTTGCGCCTCTGGCGCATTAATTTCTTCTGCCATTGATCCAATCTCTAGCTTTTACGTTTCGGGGGAGATTTCTTTGAACCACCGGAACCAGCCCATAGGGTTTTCCGCGCCCAGTAATTCGCTGAAAATTTGTCTTTTGCGGTCAATTTGCCCGCCTTATTCCTGATCCCGGCGGATCGAGTCAGGTAATTCTTTCGCGCTGATGCGCTGTAATTGTGCCCGTAGCCCTTGTGACCAAAACGGACTACTTTGACTTTGCTTCCCTTCTTAGCGAGAACGACCATCTTATGCTGCGATGATCCCGTGTTTCGCATCGGCTTGTTGAAGCCTGGGAAGCTCTTTCCCCGGTATATTACGCGTCCACCCTTGCGGGTGGTGTCACTTGCGTTTGCCACCCTTTTTCTTCCCTTTGAGTTTCATGCCGCCCTTCGCGGTCTTCACGTTTTTGCCGTAGCCAATTCCTTTAGGCATCGATGTTCTCCTTTATGAATTGTCTGCGCCAAGAGCGCAGCGTGAACCTCAGACGGTTAGTCTGATGAGGCTTACTTGCGGTGCCTCGCAACTTTTCGTGCGATCCGTTTCGGCATTTTTGAAACTTGCTTGCCAGATTTTGTGGCTTTGTTTTTTGAGCGGGAAACCGCTGCTTTTTCTCCAGGGGATAAGGAACTCCACGCCGCATCAGGCAGATATCTCCCGCCGCCTTTTAATGACGCTTTCCCCGTGTTCGTGCGCCACTTTTGTTTCGTCCAGCTTTTGAGGCTTTTTTGAGATTTTTTAAGCGCCACGACTTGTCCTTTCCGATCACTACTCGCTTCCCGGTCACAAAAGTGTTCACTTGTAGCCGCCCCCAGCTTTTTTATATTCGTTGGCCAATAGCTGGGCCTTGCGGGCCGACCACTGACCGGGACGGCCACCCTTGCTGCCCGACTTAATCTTGCTGAATAGGCGCTTCCGCATCGTCGGCTTGGTGTAGTTGCCAGCCGCGTTTACAGTGGATTTCTTTGCGGGCTTTTTGGCCATCAGAACACCTTCCGATCAGGATCTGGCTCCGGCGTCTGTCCCGGTTCCTCTAATAGCGCCTTGGCTTCAGCGGCTGTCATGTTGGACGGGAGGATGTCGCCCTCATAGAACTTGTCCAAAATCGCATCCAGTGGCAAAATGCCATTCATATAAAGGCGAAGCGTCATCAGGACATCGCGGTAGCTCAAACGGGTTTCGGATAGATCACGGTTGAGCCGCACGTTAACCTCTGATGGATCTCGCTGGCGGAACATCAAGTACATCTCAAGCACCCGCTCCAAGCCACGTTCAACGGTGTCCAGTACCGAGAGAAGAGTAGCCTGTTCTCCGCGTGCCCGTGACTGCATGACCTCTGAGTTCTCTGAGCCTCGACGCGCTTCAGCCATCAGCCCCGCACCCATCAAACTCATCTCTTCTTTGAGGCGTTGAACCGAGCTTTCCAAGAAGGAAAGTCCTTCACCTTTAAATTCCAACATTCCGGCTTTTTGATCTGTATCCAGTAACCAGACTCGATTAGGCCCAAGACTAAGCGATCCGGCTTCACCGGAATATCCGGTAACAAACGGCGTAGGTAACGCGCTGTAGTGTAGAGCATGAGAAAGATCCGCTGATGCTAGGTAATGTTTCTCGTTGAGGCGAGCGATGTCCAACACGGGGCTCGTGTCACAGTCAGACAGCAAGGTGTTGGGGCCAAAGAATACAAACGGGATCGACGCTAGAGGTCGATTGCCAACCTGGGGTACAAAAAAGTCAGAAGACTCGCCATATTCGCCCTGATCATCGGGCATGATGACAGACTGATTATAGATGCCGTCTTGGATCTTTAGGACGCGGTACTGATCGCTAGTGACATTTCCAAAGGTCTGGCGGATGTAATTGTTGCTGTCGGCCTCGTACACTTGGATCTCAGTCACCCGCTTGCGGCCATCACGGCTTTCAACAAACCAGTTAGTGATGTTTTCAGCGTGATAAGTCGTTGCATACGGCAGCCCGCCAGATGCAGGGGCATCAACTAAAACGCCACAACGGCCCATCAGGATTGTCTCGCGGAAGACCTCACGACAGAACACCTCAAACGATAGGCCATCATTTGTGAAGTTTTGCAGATCGTCCATGAGATCAGCGTTCTGTTCGCCGATGGTGTATTCAACCGGGCGCCGAAACGCTACGCCGACCAACCCAGCGACAGTGCGCTTGACTGCATTTAGATAAACGGTGCGGGCCTTGTAGTTGCGGTACTCAACAGTGTTCTGATCTTCCAGTTGAGGAAGATAGGTTTGACCCGCTGTTTTGACCCAGCGTTCGCCGCGATAAAAGTCTCGCAGCAATCTCCAATCTTCTTGGTGCCACTGGTACGCTGAATGGTTGTCTATTTGAGCCAAAGCATTCTTCCAAAAAAAAAGCCCCGCCGAAAGAGGACTGGCGAGGCAGTTGGACTTGAAGTCGAAGGGAAGTCATGCTGGGAGGAGAAACACATAACCTCTACCTTCAATTTGTGCATATATTTTGCATTCCTACTTTGTCAACTTTAATTTGTATGTAGACATAATTTTGTCAATAAATTAGGCTGCGTCAACAGTAAGAAATTGACGGATTTGGATATGGCAAGCAATGTTGAGAAATTACCTGTTGAAAATCAACGGGTTGAGAAGAAAAAGCGTCAACAACCTGATTGGGATCAGATCCGAGGTCTATATCAGCAAGGCGTAAGCGTTAGAGCCATAGCTGATATGGAAATTGCCCAGGGTCGAAGCTTCCAAGCCATAGACCAGTATGCAAAAAGGCACGGTTGGAGCCGTGACACAGGCGCTCAAGCGAATGTGGACGCAAGAACCAGAGTTCTGGAAGAAGAAGTTCAGAAAATTGACAAAAAGAAACGCATCACAAGCGAAGATGTGTACGCCAAAGATGTCGATATTAAGAAAACAGTTCTACAAAGGCAAAAGTCCCGTCTGGAGAAATTACATGAGGATTGGGATTTCCTGTCGATGGTAATTGATCTGAAAAGATCAGGTGATGAACGTGCCAATGACTTTGTGAACTACAAAGAAAGTGTCTTCGATCTTGTCACCAAGCAAACCAACATCGCCAAAACCATTACAGAACTAGAAACCAACATTCACCGGCTGAATGCTGACTCAAACAAAGAAATCAAACCGTTTGTGCCAGTGCTTCAGCGTAGAGGAAGCCCCACCGATAATGGCAACTGAAACCCTTGATGAACTAAGTAACGACCAAAAAGGCATTCAAGAAGCGCTGGGCCTCACTCACGCCCAAACCCAAGTGTATACTGATCCGGCTAGGTTCAGAGTAGTCATTGCGGGAAGGCGTTTCGGCAAGTCTTACCTGATGATGCATGAAGCAGTGCGGGCAGCGCAAACCCGTCAGCGGGCAAACATACTGATCGTCGGCCCATCGCTCAAACAAACCAAGCAAATCTTTTGGCGCGAACTCAAAAATGCAATACCAAAAGAAATGGTGGAGTACTCAAACGAAACGTCCCTGGAGATTATAATTAAACACTGGGGATCGATGATAAAGCTCGGTGGCGCGGATAACGGCGATGGACTCCGGGGCATGGCAATCGACATGGTTTTGCTCGATGAAATCGCTGACCAACCGGCTCATGTCTGGTTTGAAATCTTGCGTCCGGCCCTTGCCGATAGACGCGGAGATATGCTCGCTTGTGGAACCCCCAAGGGTCTTAACTGGGTCTATGATCTATTCACATATGCCGAGGCCAATGAACCGACTTGGAGCGCCCACAGTTACACAACCCTGCAAGGCGGAAACGTGGATGATGATGAGGTCGCCGCTGCCCGCGAAACCCTGTCCGAGCATCAGTTCCGGCAAGAGTTCGAAGCCGCCTTCAGCAATCCATCCAGCCGCGTGTATTCTAGCTTTGACCGAAAGATTAACGTGAGCAAAGACGCCGTGGATCTTGGCGGTACGGTCTACGCCGGGATCGACTTTAACATCAATCCGATGAGCGCGATCTTTCTCTGTGAAGCAGAGGACGGGTTACTGCTAGCTTTTGATGAAATTGAGATATTCGGCGGCAACACCTCAATGCTCGTTACAGAGATCGACAAAAAATTTAAAGAGCGCGAATTAATTGCGTATCCAGATCCTAGCGGAAGGCAAAGAAAAACATCCGCCGGGGGAAATACAGACTTTACGATTCTAGGTGGGGCAGGGTATTCTGTAATCGCACCGTCGAGAACTGCGCCAGTAAGAGATAGAATTAATTGTACTCAGGCAGTCTTGCGAAATGCAGACGGTGTCCCCCGGCTCCTAATTAACCCCCGATGTAAGGGGCTGATCAGAGGTCTTGAGGGTTTATCTTTTGATGACAATGGCAAGCCAGATAAGAAGAGCGGCATGGATCATCTCTGCGATGCCATCGGCTACGCCCTCATGCAGCTTCGGCCCATCAAACGCATCAACACAGGTTCATTTAGATTGAGAGGTGGGTAATGCCAGATTTCACTGTCATCGAAGGTAGAGAAAACGTCATTGATCTAGACAAGCGGTTGGACGCCGATCTGGATGGATCAGAGGAAAGCAAGCTTTTGACGGCGATCAAAGAATTACGGGGTGAAGACATTAATGCTGTCATTATCATCGGATTTAAAAAAGATGGTGGGCTTGATTTAAGCATGACATCTAACGTGTTTAATGAACCGGCAAATGTTGTTTACGCCGCTGAAGTTATGAAGACTGTCATGCTGGACAATGCAGAGTTCTGATGGGCAAGCGATCTAACTTTGAAAGAGTAGAGCGGGATTATTACCCAACGCCGATCAGCGCCGTTTACCCGCTGGTTCAGTATCTACCCGATCACGGTGTATACGCTGAACCTTGTGCAGGGGATGGGCGGCTGATTGAGCATATTAAATCTCTTACTAATCTTTCGTGCAAAATTGCTACAGACATAGAGCCGAAATCTGTGTGGATCACCCCGCAAGATGCTTTCGCTGCCGACTTCTCAAAGGTTGATTTTGTCATAACAAACCCGCCTTGGGATCGACAGTTTCTGCACGGGTTCATCGAACACAGTGCCGCCCAGGTGCCAACGTGGCTACTGTTTGATGCCGATTGGATGCACACCAAACAATCAGCGGAATTAATGAAGCGATATTGCTCCAAGGTAATTTCAGTGGGGCGGGTCAAGTGGATTGAGGGAAGCAAAAACACCGGCAAGGATAACTGCGCTTGGTATCTCTTTACAAAAAATCATATCGGGGCAACGCAATTTATCGGGAGATAGGTATGACCAGTCTAATTGAAGAGCTACGCATCGTTCTTGATCACAAAGATGACCAACTTCTCCGCAAGTGTCTTGATGAGTTGATTGTGATGGAAAAGAAAATTCGCAAATTAGAAGAGATCCGCGAAACTCTGTTGGATCGAATTGATTTAATGACTCAAGCAAGCTTGACAGTGGGATCTGGTAAAGCCGCCGCTGCCTCAATCAAGGAGTGAAATATGAGCATTTATGTTTGGGATAAATCTGACCAGCGCAGTGAATATAAAGGCAGTCGAAATTCAGATCAAACGGCCACGTTGAATGACGGTGGGCCACTCGCTGATCCTATAAGAGATATGAAGATGAACGTCTATGATCACGGTGAAATAGTGGTCGAACTGACAGGTCGCGTTGTCTACGAAATCATCAAAACCGCCGTTCTGCAAACAAACTCATTTCATGCAAAAACAATCAAAGAAGCGATCGAGCAAAGACTAGAAAATGAAAGATTCAAATCAAACTGAGGAAGAATTGTGGAACAATTTTTCTTCAACTCAAAGCCCAAAAAAAACAAGTGTTTATGTACATACAAATAAGCACAATGAGGTTCTTTATGTAGGAATATCCTATAAGCCTTTATTCAGAACACATCAGCATTCGAAGGCCAAAGATTGGTTTGAAGAAGTCGAAAACATAAAAATTCACTGGTTTAAAACAAGAGAAGAAGCGCAAAAACAAGAGCGCAGTCTGATCAAAAAGCTCGCGCCAAAATACAATATTCAACATAACCAATTTAAAGTTAAAAACCCACCAATCAAAAACATGGCAGGGTTCAATAGATTAAAGGCTTTTAGAAGAGACATGATTGAAAGCATTGCTATCAATAAAAACCCCCATCGGCACTTTTTATTAATTAATCAGGCAGAAAAGGATGCAGGGCTTCATCGTAAATGGTTTCACCCATATGCACAGAAAAACAACACTGAGAACCCCGAAATTTCCCATGTTAATGCTTTGAAAGTAGTGGAACATGCATTGGTGAGTGGCGGTTTTGATTTAGCGTTGGAGACTTTAATAATTACTTGTTCTGCGGGCAATATTCACGACTGTAAGGATTACGCGTGTGAGCATTTTGAATGGCAAGATAAAAGAGCGGCCAGCTAGCACAAAACGATAAAAATTAATATAGGGGAAAAATCATGAGGGGGGGGGTCTGGATTTAATCTCTATATTAAAAACCAATAAAAAAGCCGCTTCGCAGCGGCCTTTTCTTTCTTTCGGTTGTATGAACCTTTGCCCTTTTTCGGTTTGACTACTTGGGGGCGATATTTCGGCGTCCTAAGATCCCGCGCCATCGGGTTTCGCGTTTTCATGGCTTTTGACCTTCATCCCACTTCCCAAAGTTTTCCATCCACTTTTGCATTCCCTCTTGATCAATGATTTTAACATTGCCTTTATCAACTTTAATAAAGCCCATTTTCTCAAAATCTTTGAGCGCTTGCACAAAGTGCGGATCATTTACAACGTGTTTAAGTGCGTCTTCATCCATTCTCATACTCCCCTAATTTTTTCCGCATCAGCAAAACTGGTTCAATCCAAGATGGAGTGCCTCGCGATGTCCAAGTTAGAATTGTTGCTTGCGATAAATCAAACTCTTCCGCGAGCCGCCGATGCCGGTGGCGCTTAAAGCGCTCATCAGGATAAACTTCAGCCAGTAACTCTTCAAATTCATTTCCGGTCAATTTCATCCCATCAACCCCCGTGTTGCGTTGTTCTTCCATTGGTCGGTGACGCGAGTGTACCGATCAATCATTGCGTCCGTTTTGTGCCCACTAATACGACGAATGTCGCGCTTTTCAACATCATTCAATGATGCCTGAGTAATCATGCCCGCCCGCAAGGAGTGAGGGCTGAACTCCATTTTGTCAAAACCCGCCCGTACTGCAAGCTTCTTAATGATCTTATCAACCATGCGGCCAGTGACGGCAAAAACCCGACCAACGTCGATGTCCAATAGATGATCCTCTAACGCATCAACGGGGCAATAATCATTGTCCTGACGCGCAACCGCAACCCAACGCCCATGACCCTCTTGGTCAGTCTTGGACTTCGCCAAGTAAACCGACACACCCTCATCGGTAAACTCTAAGTCACAAACGCGGATCTGCACCAACTCGCTCCGGCGAAACGCTCCAAAGAAAGACATCAGCAACAATGCCCGATCACGAACCGCCCGTACATCGTCGGCTGCGATAGCATCGATGATGGTCTTGGCTGTGTTGGCAAGCATAGGCTTGGCTTGCTTAATAGGTGTCGTGTCAGTGCGGGTCAGTCCGGCCAAAACCATCTCAACAGTGGCATCAGACGTTGGTGACCAGTAACCCGCCGTCTTATGTACCCACCCAATAGCAGATACACGCGCTTTGATCGTGCCAACGCTTCTGCCCTGCTTTGACAAGTAAGCGATGAAAGCGTTCACGGCATGTGGTTCAGCGGGTAAAGCGCAAAGACCATTAGTCTCGCAATACTCCGCAAACTGCTTGGCTCCGGTCTGATAAGACTCAATGGTGCTATCAGCCCGAAACTGAGCGGCGAGATTTTCAGAAGCTTGAAGGTCTGACTGAAGGCTTACGATCTGGTTCATATCAATCCCCTACCTTTCGATCCAATATTCCATCATCTGACATTCTTTGTATGGAAGTTGGCGAGGGACTTTAAAGATTGCACACTCGTTCATCCGGCGAACAATAAACGCCATGTTTACCCGCCGTGATTTTATGACAAAACCTTTTTTGCGAAACTTCGTAAGCTCCGCTGCCGGGTTGCAAACGCCGAGAAGAGCCATTGCCTCAAGAAGAGACAAAGGGTGACCCTCTAGCATATGGTCTAACATTGCCATTGAAGAACTAAATTTTGCCATTTCTTTTCACCTATTGTTTGATTCTGTATGTAGAATCAATATAGGTGAAAGAATTGCTTATCGCAAGCTTTTATGGATATTAATCTTCTAATTCTGTATCAAGTTTATGAAGCTCAATGCACCGATCAACGTACTTCCAAATAAAGTCATCGCAGTTGTCATTGCACTCATCTTTCACCATGTTCCAACAGTTTCTGCCACTGCTAAAAAAGGTGTAGATCCAATCTTGAGGGTTTTGTGGTTCTTGCATTGTTTTCTTTCTTTGAGCCAATTAATCCCGGCACTTATCTTATACTTTTGTATGTAGACTTTTTAAAGGGGGAAGTACCAAGGGCCAATAGATTTTTTTGCATCAAGGCGTCCCTGGATGTGTCTCCTGAGTTCAGCCAAGCACTCATCTAGTTTATAATAGAAAGTATCCCGAAAAAGCTCAGAAGCCTCGATGGCTGTCTCAACCTTGTAACCTTCCCAGACCTCAACTTGCGAAATCTCGCCCAATGCGGTCTTAACCTTTGCGGCCTCGCACTCACCCCAATCAATCCACTTATGGCCCCGTACGCAATAACGTACCATTGGAACGCCGGCAGCGTGATCAAAGATAGGCTGGTGAGCATCAGCAAGCCGCCAATGCCAAAAGGTTTTTACGCGGGGCTTAACTGTCGATTGAGTAAAAGATGTGCCGTCCAATTTTTCTCTCCTTTTTAAATGTTTTTGCCCAATAAGGCGTGACGTAATCAGCGTGATAAAAAGTGGCCTCGCCGACGAAATCGATGATGTCCGAGTTGCTCAGATAAATGCGGGCCACATGTTGAGCGCGGCTCCAGGCGAGCGCATCCTGGGGATTGTCGCTCTTGCCATCGCAATACCAACTAAACTGACATCCGCTGGAGTTGCTCTGCTTCACCACAGAACACACATCATCAGGAAACCGATCCGAATAGGTTCGGTTCATCGTCACTTCCGCGACTGCTAACTGTCCGGCTATCGGTTCGCTTCGAGCTTCCCAATAAATATTAAGCGCCAGACAAACTATACTGCTTGCCATCAACATTTTTTGCTTCCTTGTTTGCTTGTTTCATCCCGTGCATTCCCCGCCGTCTGCTTGACAAAGAAAGTCCTCGCTATCGAAGATCCAATCCCCTTGGGCTTGCACAAAATTTCCTAATTCCTTGAAAGTGCGGCTCTTGTGAAAAGATCCACCGGCCTGATCTTCCATCCGCGACCACCACTCCATGCGATCTGGATGCTCGCGCCACATCATCGCCAAAGTGGCTTCCGATTTTAAAAAGCAACCATCGCAATTACCCTTCGGAGTAACGCCATTCCGCCCGTAGAGTGCCAAATCAAATGGCTGGGCGTTCCAGAACTCCATGATGTCCTTCTTGACCACACCAGCGCTATTCAGCGGATACCAGTTCTTCCAACGCTCCCGCGTCCTCTTAGTCTTAACGCGCTGCCCCTCATCCGCCCGGATGCCAATTGCCGATGTCCAATGCTCCCAACCAATCGAAAGCAAATAGCGCTTGATCGTGCGTACCTTCAGTTCCTGAGTGCAAAAGCGAGCAACCGCATTCGGGTTGTAACCCTTGAACTTTAAAAGCGTTTCAAACGGCTCGCCGTACCTGGATGCGGTATTGTGGTTAACAATATCGAATGTAACCTTGCCACCCCGCCGGTTGTATTCCAGCCACACAAACTCAACGCCCCAATGGATCGACATGTCTTGAACAAAATCGAGGGTTTCGGGCATCTCCCGGCCAGTATTGCAGAAGACAATTTTGCATTTCTCCAGGTAGTCAGGATTTGTCTGTAGGATTTTATGCAACATAAAACCAGACGTTCTACCGCCGGAAATGCTCAGTAACACATTGCCGTCAGGAAGCTTATACGGATCAAGCACGATCAAGCTCCTCAACAATCGCAGTGCCAAGCATCTGCGCGATCTGCGGAACTATCGCGTTGCCCAAAGCCTTCAATTGATTTGCGCGTCCAGGGAAGCTCTCACAAACGCGCTTACCGGGATCAGCGGGCCAAGGCTCTCCAATCTCCGCCGGTTGGATCTCACATTCTCCGCCCGCTGATAGCCAACCTGGGGGATACCCCATCAGCCACGCAACCCAACTTGGATTGAGATGCAAATCATCGTGATGGGTGCGAACAGCCTCATCAAGATTTCCGCGATAGGTGGGGCTTCCCATAAACCGATTTTTCGGTGACCCCTTGTGATTAACAGCCGCTGGAGTTGGCCATAAACCCGACTTAACAGCCGCACCCAAATTCCAACCGTGTCGCCCCTCACCCTTTTTGAAATGCGATGGGGCAGGGTTCTCCCCGCCCGTCATCGATGTCGGGGTGGGCCACAGTTTTTCTGGATTAAATACGGCAGCTGTCAGATTATTCTGATGATCGTCGCGCCATCGCTTGGTCGCCTTCCCACCGTCTTGAGCCGTAGGTGTGGGCCAAACCTCTTCCTTCGCAACCGCCACCCGCAAGCTTCCGGCGGTTCCCGCATGATCAGTTTTCATTTCCCAATCAGTCGGGGAACCGTGCTTTGCCTCTTGAGCCAACGGCGTTGGCCATGTCTTATCACCCGATTTTTCGGGCGCAGATCCAGACCCTGTCTCTTTTGTGGAACGCGCCAACACCGCAAGCTGGAATAATAAGCGGCCTTGCGGCGTAGCCTTGGCTTTCCAAGTCAAAGAGGACGTTGTCGAGTCCCAAGGCAACGTGACCATACACGTTTTCAAAAAGGCAGAAAGCGGGTCGCGCTTGTTCAATAAATTCAGCAATCCACGGCCAGAGGTGGCGAGGGTCTTGCTCCGCCCGCTGTTTACCAGCTTGGCTGAACGGTTGGCACGGATAACCGGCTGTAAGTATTGAGAATTTTGGAATAGATCCATTTGCATATTCATCGGCAAGCCCCTTTACATCGCTGAAAATCGGCACATCAGGAAAACGCGCCTCAAGAATTTGTCGGGGGAAAGGATCAATCTCGCAGAAACCAACAGTCTCAATGCGACCAGTTTGAAGAAATCCCAACGCAAAGCCGCCGATCCCAGAACAAATGTCGAAATGTCGGTAAATCGGCTCATCCATACATACTCAGGATTTCACCCGCCCATAGACCGCCAAACAAAAGCGCAAACAAAGACACGGCAGCGGCAACATCGCCGATCCAGCTTATTGTCAGGCCTACAGATTCATTTAGTTTGTCTGTAGAAATCTTGGACATGGTTGGTAAATCATGTTCAATGAATTTATCACGGGCATAAGCAGGGGAATCCCATGATCCGCACCCCTTAACATATCCTAAAACCGCAACCGTGTTACCACTTTTGTGATAACCATAAATCCATTGGCGTTTGTAAAATCCCTCATCATCAGGATAAGGATCATCGGCCACAATCCACTTGCGGCGATCTGGGCCGGAAATTTCCATCGCATCTTCAAGTAAGTGAGCTTCGATTAAATATTTGTACATTTGGTTTCCTTTTGTATGTAGAAATTATTAATAACAAAAGTTCCCCATTTGTCACCCTTTTTTGTCTCATGCGGAATCAAACGAACCTGACCGTTTTTCTTTAAAATCCGCAAAGCCTGACCGATCTGCTCAAGGGATTGATCGAGCGTAGATGCAATCTCTTTTCTGGCGCGAACCTTTTTATCAGACATCAAGGCCATAATCTCTTTTCGGACATCTTCAGCAACATGAGCATCAGATCTTTTCGGGTGATCCCGCCGGTTAGCTGCCGCACTTTCAGCCAATGCAGCTTCCCACATCCCCGCCAGGGATTGTTCGTAATGTATTTTCATACTGCTCCTGTATTTTTAGATTCCATTAACCGCCCGTTGGGAGCGGCCCTGAGTGTAGTGCCGATAGAGTTTAGCTTCTCTGACTAAATTCTCATATTTTTTGATGTTTTGTTCAACGATTCCTAAATCTAAATTACAAGAATTACACAATAATCCTCGCAATATTGGGGGGTTGGTATCGTGAACGTGATCGATCTTCATTTCAGATTTTGGAACCGTGCAGCCGCAATGCTTACAGCAACCATTTTGCTGATCGTAAGTTAAATCAACCCAATCCTCTTCGATGCCATATTGCGTCTTTAAGTATGATTTGCGCTTTGAAGCCGCAACGCAAGTTTTGCATTGGGCACGATGACCATCAGGCTTTTCAGCGTCCTTGGGAAACTCTGAAACCGCCTGATGAATGCCACACTTTGAACATGATTTTAGGTCAGACATAATCTTCATTATCACGCCTCTTGTCAGGATCGCGCAACTTATCAGCTTCAATATCACATTTAAGGCAGCGCGGCTGACCAGTGTCAGGGTCAGGCTCATATTCCTCAAAGCCCTCAAAAACTAAAGGGCCATGACCGCAATCGATGCAGAAATATTCATCAGCCTTTACTTCTTCCTCACTTTTGAAGCGAGAAATTAAGTTTACGCAATTGACATAACGCCAATCGGTTTTTTCAATGGCTTCACCTTCAACGTCTACCACCTCTTCCAAAAACTCTTTCATGTGATCCAAGGCGACTTGCAGAACATTGATTTCATCAGGCGTGAATTCAAAAGTTAAACGATGTTCT